TCTATGTCGAGGTGCTGGCGATCGCGCCAGACCGGCAGAGCTGGGTTGTTGACGTGCAGTATCTCGACGGCGAGACGACGGACGCCGAGCGCGGTGCCTTCGCCAAGCTCACCGACTTGTATGAGCGGACCTATCCCGACGCGTTCGGAAATCGCCGCCGCGTCGACCTGTTCGGCGTGGACAGCGGCTACCAGACGAACACGGTCTACACCTGGTGCCGCAATCGGCCTGGCGCAATGGCGCTGAAGGGCGAGGACGGCTGGAGCCGCCCAGCGCTCGGATCGCCGACGCTTCAGGACATCGACTACGGCGGCAGGAAGATCAAGAAGGGCGCGCAGAAGTGGACGGTCGGCACGTGGCCGCTGAAAGCCACGTTTTACTCGGACCTTCGCAAGGACGGGCTGAAGGCGGGCCGAGAGATCGACCCGCCAGGCTATTGCCATTTCGGCACCTGGCTGGACGAGGTGTATTTCCGGCAGATCACGTCGGAATATGTCGCCGACGAGAAGTTCAAGGGCCGCAATCGCAAGGTCTGGAAGATCAAGTTCCGCGAGGAAAACCACTGGCTCGACTGCCGCGTCTACAACATGGCGCTGGCCGAATATCTCGGCCTGTCGCGCATGACGGCCGACGATTGGGCGGTGCTCGCGAAAGAGCGAGGCGTGCCGGAAGAGGCGCGTGCTGTCGATTTGCTGTCACCAGCCCCGGTTCGGGCAGCGGCAGCGGCTGAGGCGGCGAAAGAGACTGCGCCGGATCCCGCTCCGGTGCCGAAACGGGAAGAACCGGGCGGAAACGACTGGTTCAAGGGCCGCAACCGCGGCTGGTTCAACAAGTGACACTGACGGAGACGATCATGCCCACCATGCGCGCGAAGATGAAGGTTATCTTCATTCAAGAGAATTTCCATGCGTTAGGCCCGGCCGGAAGGAAGTGTGCCGAGACATTGTCGTTTTGTGCCGTTTCCGCGTCGAAATATCCGGAAGATGGAAGCGACGAGAACAACACATATGCAAGGTTCAGCCCGCAGGCTGAGTTGAAGATTACCGTCGCTAACCCCGCATTGTGGGGCGAGTTCACGGTTGGCGATGAGTTTTACGTCGATTTCACCTCGGCATCGAAACCGGAATAACTGGAGAGGGTGGTCTGGCTGGGCTCGAAGCTCCGCGCCAGCCGCCCCACACATGAGAGGGCGGTCTGGTACTGCTCGCGAGGCACCCAGCAGCATCCCCGGCCTCACGGCCCTTGGGAAGCTTGAGCAAGGTCTTGGAATATAGACCGGCAATAAGTGGCTAACCCCGCCGCCCCAGAAAGCCGCCGGATCATCGCCTCCATTGAGAGGTGGCTGTTCCGGCGGCACTTTTTTGCACGAGAGACACCGATGGCCTATCAGCAAGCCGACGTCGACGCGCTGAAGCGCGCCATCGCGACCGGCGCCCGCAAGGTGCGCTACGAGAGCGGCGGCGAAGTGCGCGAAGTGACCTATCGCTCGCTCGACGAGATGGAGCGGTCGCTCGCGGCCATGGAGCGCGACATTGCAGGCGCATCGCGCCCGCGATCCGTGCTCGTTTCGCATGATCGGAGCCGATAATGGCGTTTCTGGATCGATTTATCGGCGTGTTTTCGCCTATGGCGGAAGTGCGTCGGCTCCAGGCGCGCGCGGCTGTATCGGTGCTTCGCGGCGCGGCCGAAAAGCGCTCCTATGACGGGGCGCGCGCACCGCGCCGCTCCATGGGCTGGAGCCGTGGGGCATCGGCCAATGGCTCCATCAGCCCTGCGCTGACCAAGCTGCGCGATCATGCCCGCGACCTCGTGCGTAACACGCCGATGGCCCGCGTGCTCGATGTGCTCGCCGCGCATATCGTAGGCACCGGCATTGTGCCGACATCGCGCACGGGAAACCGGGCGCTCGACAAGAAGGTGAACGCGCTTTTTGCAGAATGGCAGAAGCAGGCCATCGTCTCGGGCGAGGTCGATTTTTACGGTTCGCAGGCTCTTGTCGTTCGCGCCATGGTCGAGGGGGGAGAGGCGCTGGTACGCTATCTCCCGCGCTCGTCCGATAGCAACCTGCCGGTGCCGCTGCACCTGCGACTCATGGAGGGCGACCAGCTCGACGAGAGCAAATCGGGCATACCGGGCCGCTCGTCCGGCACAACGGCGACGCTCGGCGTCGAATTCGACGCGGACGGCCAGCGCACCGGTTATTGGGTGAGAAAAGCCCATCCGGGCGATCCCGTGACGCTGATGGGCTCGCTCGACAGCGTGTTCGTGCCCGCCCGCGACATCGCGCATATCTACCGCCCGCTTCGCATCGGGCAGGTGCGCGGCGTCTCGTGGTTCGCGCCGATCATGCTGACGGCTCGCGATCTCGCCGACTACATGGAGGCGACGCTCGTCAAGGCACGCGTGGAGAGCTGCTTCGCTGGATTTGTAGAATCGGCTGACCCTCTCATGCCGTCCAACCTCGCGTCGGTGACGAAAGCGAGCGCGGAAGTGCGGCGCGGGCCGGAAACGCTCGAGCTTTCGCCGGGCATGATGACCCGGCTGGAGCCTGGCGAGAAAGTCACCTTCGCGCAGCCATCATCGTCGACGAGCTTCGAGGCCTTCACGCTCAACGCGGCGATGAGCGTGGCCGCTGGCACGGGCATTACTTACGATCAGCTCACCGGCGATCTTAGGCAGGCAAACTACAGCTCATTGCGGGCCGGAAAGATCGAGTTTCGGGCGCTGGTCCGACAGTTCCAGCACCATCTGCTCATTCCTCGCTACTGCCAGCCAACATGGGATCGGTTCATCGAATGCGCGATCCTCGCGGGCGTTCTCCGACCGCGTAAGGGCGGCTATCCGGCTGACTGGATTGCGCCGGGCTTCGAGCCAATCGACCCGAAGAAAGACCTTGAGGCCGATGTGCTCGCTGTGCGGACAGGCCGCATGACGTGGGATGAGTTTGTCGCCGAATGGGGCAATGACCCGATCGAGCAGCTCGACGCCATCGCCCGCATCAACGAGGCCTTCGATGAGCGAGGGATCACCCTCGATATCGACCCGCGCAAGGTGACGGCAACCGGGGCGGCGCAATCCGCCGACAGCTCTCCGGAAAAGCCGGATAGTTCCAAGCAACAGGATGAACAAGATGCCGCAGATTGAAACGCGGGAGGTGCATCTCCCCGTGCAAATGCGCGCGCTCCCGCTGACGTCGGTCGACAAGGAAGCGCGCACAGTCGACGTGGTGTTTTCGACCGGCGCTTCCGTGATGCGGGCGCGTTGGGAAGATTGGACCCGTATCCCGTATGAGGAAACGCTGGTCATCAGCGCGGCTGCCATCAACATGGAACGGCTGGCCGCTGGCGGCCCCGTGCTCGATGCTCATAACTCATGGTCGACCCAGACGCAGGTTGCCGTGGTCGAGCGCGCCTGGATCGAGGGCGACAAGGCTCTCGCTCGCATTCGCTTCCCGAGCGAGGGCACCGACGAATTGTCGGATACGCTTTGGCGGAAGGTCAGCGAAGGCATCGTTCGCAACATCTCGGTCGGCTACAGCATCGACAAGGTGCGCATCATCGACGCCGAAAAGCGCGGCGACGTGGAGCAGTGGATCGTGGAGCGCTGGACGCCCCATGAAATCAGTTTTGTGCCCGTGCCCGCCGATCCCGGCGCGCAGGTTCGCGGCGCCCGCTCAGACGGCGGCGAGCGCTCTTTCCCGGCCGTCATCACCACAACTCAGGAGCAATCCATGCCGGACAACGTCCGCACCACGCCGGAAGATCCGGCGAATGAAGCTCAGCGCTCGGCCGCACCTGCGCCCGTCGACACGCGCGCGCTGACCGAAGAGGCTACGCGCGCCGAACGCACGCGCGTCTCGGAAATCACCGCGCTCGCTCGCCGACACGGCATGAGCGACGACTTCTTGCAGCGTCATATTGACGGTGGCGCGAGCGCGGTCGAATTCGGGCGCCATGTGCTCGATGAGCTGGCCACGCGCGCCCGCGCGACCGACACCGTCTCCGTGCGTGTGACGCAGGACGAGGGCGACACCCGCCGCGCTGCGGTGGAAAACGCGGTCTTGCACCGCGCCAATCCGGGCGCCACGCAACTCACCGCCGCCGCTCGCGAATATCGCGGGATGACACTCCTTGAGATGGGGCGCACCTATCTCGAAGACACGCGATCCGTTCGCCTTCGCGGCCTCGGCAAGCTCGAATTGGCTGGCGTGCTGATGGGTCTCGAGACGCGCGCGGGCATGATGTCGACGAGCGATTTTCCGCTTCTTCTCGCGAACGTCGCGGCGAAGCGGTTGCGCGACGGCTACGGCACCGCGGTGCAGACCTGGAAGCCGTTCTCCCGCCAGTCGAACGTGCCGGACTTCAAAGACCGCACGATTGTCATGCTGACCGGCCTGCCGGAGTTCAAGAAGGTTCGGGAAGGTGGCGAATACACCTATGCCACGTTCGGCGAAGATCAGACGAAATATGCGATCGGCACTTATGGCCGCATCGTTGCGATCACGCGCCAGACGATCATCAACGACGATCTCGGAGCCTTCGACCGCATCCCCTCTCTGCTTGGCCGGGCTGCCGCCGAGTTCGAGAGCGACACCGTCTGGAACCTGATCCTCAACAATCAGACCCTGAGCGACGGAAAGGCTCTGTTCCACGCTGACCACGGCAACCTCGCCGCTGCCGGGGCCGCGCCGTCCGACACGACGCTCGAAGCCGTGGATATTGCGATGGGGTCGCAGCTCGACGCCGCCGGGAAGCCGCTCAATCTGCGCGGCAAGTATCTTGCCGTGTCGCGCAAGCACAAGGTTGCGGCTCAGAAGCTGCTCACCAGCGTTCAGGCGACGAAGACCGGCGACGTGAACGTGTTCCAGAATTCGCTGGAACTGATCGTGGAAGATCGTCTCTACGTTTCCGGCGGCAACTCGCCCTGGTTCGTCATCGGCGATCCGGCGCAGTGGGACACGCTGGAATATGCGTATCTCGAAGGCTCGGAAGGTCTCTACACCGAGCAGCGTGTCGGCTTCGAGGTCGACGGCATCGAGCTGAAGGCACGGCTCGATTTCGGTGCTTCGGCCATCGACTACAAGGCGTTCTACAAGAACCCCGGCAACTAAGCGCTCACCGAGAGAACAAGCGGGTAATCCGCTCGCCGAGAGACGGCGGGCGGCACTCCCCTATTTCTGGAGACACTCATGAAGAATTACTTTCAGCGCGGTGAGCGCATCACCGGCACAGCGTCGGCTGCCATTGCGAGCGGCGATGTCGTGGTCATCGGCGCCATGATCGGCGTGGCCGAAACGAAAGCTGCGATCGGCGAAGAGGTCACGGTGCTGCTCGAAG